ACAGGATCTTTAGCAACTGTTTGTTTTTCTTGTTTTGGTGCAGAGATAGGTTCATCAGGAGTTAAGAAAGGATCTTTTGGCTCTTCACCTTTTTTAATAATATCCCTTGGTGACATACCTTCAAAAGCTTCTCTACCAGCTAAATCTTTTCGTGTTGTTTCTAATATATCGTCAATAGTTACAGGACCTTCTACCTCTGTAGATTTCGCGGGCGACGGTTCTTGTTTCAACGTAGGAGTTTCTTGAATATTTTTTGGTGGTACAACATCATCACCTAATCCTAAGATTTCATCTTTTGCTGTAAGAGATTCTCTAGGAGGTACGGCTGCATTTAAATTTAATTTGTCATAAGCCTCATCTGATAATTCTGTTATGTCTACAGCTCCAGCATATTCATCAATGTGTTGAGGATTGTCTGTTATTACTTTTAAAGCTTTTGTTGTAACTTCTTTTTCGGGGACACCTAATTTTCTAAGATAATTAGAAACAGTTGGTAATGCTTGGGGAGCTTTCATAAAAGCTCCACCTACAAAAGAAAAGTCTGCTAAACTAACAAGAGCGGTTGCTCCTTCCATAGCAGTGATGTCTTTACCCATTTCCATTCTACCAAAAATTTCATGAAGATCTTTCCATAAAAACTTTGCTGTGCCTGAAGCACCTTTTAAACTTCCAAATAACTGAGCATATTTATTATTATCAATAATATCAGGAAATTTATTTCCTATTTTATAAAAAAAATCTGCACCAGCCTTATAAGCAGGTGATAAAGATACACTTGTTTCTTCTCTTTCCTCAGGTGTTCTAAAAATACCTACCCCTGTAGGATCTCCTAAATCAATCGTTTTTGGATAATTTGCAAGTCTTCCAAACTGATCTATATAATTTTGTGTTGATTGTTCTACTAAATCATCTTCTACTTTGTATTGTTTTTCAAGTTCTTCTTTAAATTTGGAGGGTTGTTGTAATAAATCAAACGCTGTAAAATTACTTACGCCAGAATCTTCATCTTCATCAATTTGTAAAAAATCAGGTTGTGTTTCGTCTACCATTAGTAATATTCTCTCGGTTCAATGTATCGTGGTTCATCCACATAATCAGACTCTAGACTGATAAAATTACCCTGTCTAAATCGCAGCAACGCTTGTGTTGTTGAATCGACTAAATCGTCATGCTCACCATAAGGGAAAGCGGCGCATTCTTCAATAACTTCTTCTGCCCAACGTTCATCAGGAGCCCATACTTGACCCGCTTCAAAAATAGGAGCCACGGAGTTGACACGTACATGCTTATCGTTGCCCTTACTGGGCGTATAAGTTACTACAGGAATTCCCAATTGACGTAGCTCCTGTGTTAAGGGCATACCAGAAGCTTTCGCTTCAATCAAGATTGTTTCAGGTTCCCAGTATTTATATTCTTCTACAGCAACTTCTTTGAGCTCAGGAAAATCCCACCTACCCTTTCTAGATTTTAAAAGTATAATGTGCGGTGGTCCGTGTTCCACGGGTCGAAAAACACCCCACGTTGTTATTGCACTAAAGTCTGCTGTCTCTCTTTTACTGAACGCTGTATCATAACTTTGTATAATATGCATCAAAGGTGGTATGTCATCTTTTGGCCACATTTTCCACCACTCACGTTTAATAATTGAACCTTCTTCTGAAGTAGGGGCCTGTTGCCATTGTGCCTGCCACTTTTGTTCTGACAAGGATGCTTTCACACCATTTAATTCATTTATGTTCCAAAACTCTGGCCATAATGGTTCTTCATTCAAAACCGCAGGAAACTCTACAATTTCCCATTGATCAGCATTTTCATTTGTTTGTGCATTTAATAATTTACCTGTAAGATCTTTTGTGGACCAACGAGTCATAACTACAACAATAGCACCACCAGGCTGTAAACGCTGTCTAGGTCCTGAAGTGTACCATTCATAGGCGTTGTCCATGGCTGTTTGTGAGAGAGCGTCTTGCTCGGAGTGAGGATCATCAATAATAAGCAAATCAGCACCACGCCCAGTAATAGCGCCACCCACACCAGCAGCAAAATACTCTCCGCCAGCGTTAGTTGTAAAACGCCCCGCTGCCTTTGAGTCTTGAGATAAGCTGACATTCGGGTAAACATCTTTGAAATCTTGTTGGTCAAATAGGTTTCTCACTTTCCTACCAAAGTTATACGATAATTCTGCCGTATGTGTAGTCTGAATTATTTTTAATTTAGGTTTTTGTCCCATCATCCACGCAGGAAACAAATGAGAAGCAAACTCAGACTTTGTATGTCTTGGTGGCATATTAACAATTAATCTTTTTATCTTTCCACGTGAAATGTCTTCAAATTTTTTTGCAATAATTTTGTGATGTGAACCTGCAACAAATTCTGGCCAAACTTTTTTTACAAAAGTAAGAAAGGAGGAACGGGACTCCTCTGCCAGTTTTATTTGCATTTTCCTTAATTCGTATTTTAAAACTTCCGTTGGGATTTTTTCTGAATTCATAAAAAAGTTATATCATACTTTCTGTTTGTGTAAAACTTAGCCTTTAGACACACTCACACGCAAGGGGGCAAATTGGGGGTGGTGGGGGTGCGTGGAAAACCATATGTTGTATGTTGAGCAATCTAAGTACCTAGATGTTGTGAATGAAGGTATCACCTGCCATCTCAGGCTGCCTGGAAGAACTGGCTGCGACGCTGCCTGGCTGCTGGGGAGTAGACGTAAAAAAGGGGGCTATATAGCCCCCTCGCCGATCCTTAAGGAATTAAGTTATCTCGGTAGTTTTTCTCGAAGCTTAGCCATAACACCTTGACCCCATTCACTAACGTAACGTGGTGCGTTAGGGTCTAGTATTATGCTCTCAACTTCAGACTCTAAAACTTTGTACAAAGCTTTCCAATTAATATTATCAACATGACTTTGTTCTGTAACAGGTTGATCTCCAACTGCTTGAACACCAAAGGCATTATTAACTGCTGATAATTGTCTTGATAAGTAGTCATCATTATTCGGCATTTTGATTTCTCCTTTCTATCTACCTTCTTACTCCCATTTTATTTTATACTCAACAACTTTATTTCTTTCTTGTGGATAACTTTTTCGCTTGACTTTCATCAGAAACTACAGACGTCGGGACAACCTCAGCCTCCCGCCGTGCTTGTGTACCTATACTATACTACTATACATAAAGGCTAAACAATGGGTAATGGAAATGGAACAACTCTCCCACGGGGGTAGGGGTTGCACCATATACTATTAACTATGTATAAGAGCTAATCAATGGGTAATGGAAATGGACATAAAAAAAGGGGCGAGTAGGTATCGCCCCCAACATTGTCGACTGAACTAAAGTTGACAATTAATATTCTACTTAGGCATCATTGGAACTAAGCAGAAATTCTGAAATCAGCTACTTCATCAATGGTAGCTTTCTTGTTTCTTGATACTGTTGTTTCCGATAAAGGCATAGCCTGTATCTGTTTATACTGCGTTGGTACTTTGCATTGATGATACGCAATCTCACCAAGTTTTTCTTTAACGAGTTGCGAGTCAATCTTTGCACCCAATTTTTGTGATACATGAAGAGAGTAATCCTTCCCATGCAATAGGTTTGCATTTTCACTCATAGACAAGTCTATCATCAGTTGTCTGTTGACTTTAATAAAGTCTGCCAGAACTTTCTGCATTGTTAACGCACGACCATACGCATCAACGATAGCTTGTTTATTTCTTTTACTTACACTAGCTGGGCTTTGTTGTGCCTTTTCTAGTACTTCAATTATATTAACAGCTTTTGACATTTTATTTTCCTTTCGTCTTTCTAGTTAATATATCTTATATAATCCCATTTTATTAGAAGTCAATAGTTTATTTTATTTTTTTTTCCACACAAACTTCAGCTCCCACGCCCGTGCAGCTTCTGTTACTATTATACTATATACACCAAAAGGTTTCGCTAATGGAATGGAGTGGAGGCATTAGAACAACGACTTCAGCAGCAGGTAGCTGCAGAGCAGCAGCATCCCCGCTGCGGGGTGATGCGTTGCTAGCAGCAATGCAATGAGTAGAATCACGCTACCTGTCCTGGTGCAGTGGACATAATCATTTCCTGCATCTGAGTCCAGGCAGCTGCGTCCTGGTCCACCAGCACATGCGCGCCGTCTCCCCAGTCCAGGTACCAGTATTCTAGCCGATGGATTGTGTCGTCTCTGTTAACGTAGCCGCGCAGCTCGTCGCTGGGCCCGCCCCAGCTGAACTGCCAACGCCAGTAGCCCTCTGGTTGGTCGTTGAATGTATGCGGTTCTACGTAATCAAATCCAAGCGCCTCGTACTCTGGGTCTTTCAGGTCTTCCTGTCTATCTTCCCACTGCTGCGCTACCAGCTCAGCGCAGGTGGGTTCTTTCTTTACTACTGTTACAGTCTCCATAGTTTGTTCCTTTCTAATGTAGGTGAGTCAGGGCGTCTGGCAGACGAATCTGCTTATGGAAGCCCGTGGGTTCTCCTCAGCTCCTGACTCGTGTGGCCGTTTGCAAAACTTCGAAACGGATTCGGTAGCCACTGAGGTATGGGAACTTCGAACGGGCTTCTGATCAACCGAGCAAGGACGAAGATCCATTGCCAACCTCAGGTACTTATATAGTCCCATCTTATTAGATAGTCAAGAGCTAAATTAATTTCTTCTTCCACACGAACTTCCTTCAGCTGGGTCTGCTCCTGAGTCCTGTAACTACTATAGTACCACAGGTCACGGGGCTTCTGCTAATGGAATGGAGATGCAGACCTGAAGTTCCCTGGCAGCTGCAGGTGCAGCATGTATCCATTATACTACCTTACAACGGTTGGCCTCTGCCAATGGAATGGAGATGCAGACCTGAAGTTATCCTGGTAGCAGGTTCCGCTGCGGGACCAGCATGCTTCTGTATATACCTTACGTTGGTTGGCCTCTGGTAATGCAGATGGAGAATGTAGATGACGTAGCTCCTGCCACGCCTGGTACGCTGCGGATCCAGGAACTTCTATGCTGGTAAAAGGACTTGGTTTTCCGTAATGGAAGTGGACTGGCGTGCCAGCAGGTTCCGCTGCGGGGACATGCGTACCCTATATATCCCCTGTGGGATTGGGCTTTGGTAATGGAAATGGAGAATGCAGAAGATGTTCGTGGATCGCAGCCCAGGCAGCTGCGTCCGCTGGCAGCTCTACTCTATACTGGGGGCGGGTTTCGGGGGTAATGGACAATGTAGAATGGAGCACGGAACACGGAAAGATATACAGTGCTCTCTGAGAGAGGTGCTGAAGCATAATAAACGATCTTCCACCATGTAAAGTATGCTTAATATTCCACACTTTTTGAAAGGGGCTTATATTTATTTTGTTACTTGATGTTACTTTCAACTCAACAAAAATATTAATCCCATCGCAGATGCCATGCAAGTCTGGTACGCCTTGATTTACCCAAGATTCAAACCTAGTCCAATGTATATCGGGCAAGTTCTTTCGTACCATTTGCCATAGTTTTGATTCTGGTTTCAAAAAGGAATACCAAAATAATAAATAAATATACCTATCATTAATGCTAGTTTCCAATTGATAGCAACCAGTATGACAAGTAATAAAAGCATCATTTGAATCACGGACACCTCTTCATCAATTCCATCATTTGATTATAATACAACAACCTAAACTCAAAGTCTTCAGCAGTCAGCGCTGCACGCCTCAAGTTCTCTATTCTACGCCAGAACAACTCGTCAGTCATAGGTAATGCAGTATACTCATACAAGTCTGGTCTAACTATTACTAACATACTAATACCTATATGATTCTGCAAGTTCATGCACCATGTCAACAATCTGCTCTAAATTAACATCTGCAATATTTTCATTAGCGTCTAATAATTTTCTAACATCAAAAATAAACTCTTCTTTAGTTTCTTTAGTTTGAATTATTTCACCATTTGATTCTAGTCTCATACTTTCTCCTTTTCTTTGCCGAAGGGAACTAGCTCGGCTACTAGCAGTGAGTTTATCCATAGGCTCCTCTGATTCCTTCTAATGGTAGTCCTTTTTTATATGTGCGGCTACCAACACATAAAACCTATCTAGTCCCATTCTATTTTATAGTCAAGACTTATTTTCTAATTCTTTAACTTCCTCAAACGTAGTTTCAATACTGTACTGTTCCTTCAAGTCCTGTAGCTTCTTCTCTACCTCATCTCTCGACATCGAGTCGATTGTACCTGTAAGAATCTCTTTCTTATCAACATACAACCCAGCAATCTGTCCACGCCTGGTCTCCGCAGCTACGGCAGCGTTATAGTTACCAGCAGATGACGCTTGGTCTCTAATTCTAGCCAATGTAGACAACGATCTCTCCTGAGTGCATTTGTACCTATCCATTACAGCTCTTCTTTCTACCTCTATAGCTTTGGCAGTAAGTGGTGATTTTTCAGGGTGTTGTAACTCAGAAGCTCTCACCCGAGCAGAACCAGGTGCATACCCAGCATCTATTGCACATTGTGTAGCTGTTTTCAGCCCTTCAGAATGGACAAGAAACAATATAAATCTTCTTTGTTTCTCTGATAGTTTTCTATCAAACAATGCATCAGAGTATGCTTCAGGGATAAGTATGTCGTTATTTTCTTTCATAATGCACCTTTTCAATAGATGTTTTTCTCAAATAATTATTATATTACTAAATATTTCCTAGAAATGCGAGTTTTTTTCGTAAAATATAAATATCTTGTAACTTGTAAATAGTTGTAAGTTACAAGAAGTTACAAAAAAAGGTAAGTATTCTGCTACTTGTAACCTTGTTACCTTGTAACTTGTACTTTACTAAAAAAATAATTTAAAAAATAAAATGGTAGAAACATCTATAGAGAACGACGTTTATGCAAACATCTTTGGATCTTCACTAACAACTCTTAATGCTTTTTCCAATGCTTGACGCCCGTCAGTCATAATAACTTCCCATTCTTCAGCAGTATATGCTCTATCGTGTTTTGGATCGTAAAATTTTACGTTAACATCGCCACAATGACGACATTTATAAACCTTTCTTACGGGGCTTTCTGGTAGTTGTGTGTACATACCTTTTTATCCTTTGTAATGGGAATAATACCACATTCTCGGGTAGATTTTGTTTAAAATATATCGAATCCATGACTTTCATGTTCTCAATTCTTTCATATTGGTCCGTTGTCCGTGATGCGAGGATCGCGTCCAATAAATCGCGTTGCTTGAGTATCTCTTGGTCGCTCATCTGCTTCTTGCTCTGCTATTTTTACTTTGAAATCGTTCTTTAATTGCTTTTCCGTATTTTTTTTTAATATTTAAGTTGGTAGCATCTACTTTACCACCTCTTTTTTTCTTCATAGGAATGGCGGGCTTTTGTTTTCTTCTAAATTCAGGTCTACCATCTTTACCTTTTATATAATCACCTTCTTGACGAAGTCCTGGTTTACCAACATTTCTAGGGCCTGGGTTCATCAGACGTTTAATTTGTCCAACAATACTTAAATCTTTACCTGCTGGATTACCTTTACCAGCTCTAATATTAATACCTTTTGATTTAACACCTTTACTACCAATTCTTTTTGCTGCAGCACTTCTACCTTTTGGAAAAGATGCAATAACGTCATCTAAAGATC